CGGCATACTGAAGCGGGTCTTTTTCAGCGGCCTTGCCAATGCCGTGTACAACATCTGACACCTCCTTGACAGCGCCAGTTAAGCCAATGTCCTTAGAAAACTGTGTTGCCTCCCGACTTACGGCAGATATGCCAACGGTTTTGTCAAAGTCGGATAGGGCTTGGCTTACTGATGATTTTGCGTCAGATGCAAGTTTTGCAGTGCCAGCCGTGCCGCTGTCCGTGCCCAGTGTTTTTGAAACTTCGTTTGATGCTTGATCTGCCGCTCCCATTACAGACTCACTTCCGCTTTATATGTTTTATATTTACCTTCATCAACTTTGCTAGTTTTAGTTGGGAAGGCGCTGTGTTGTGCAAGGGCATTTATTTTTGGGTTGTCGTAATATGCAATTGCCTTTTTTACCCCGTCCGTTTTTAAGCGTTTAAAAAAAGTATTGGTGTTTTTTACTGCATCAAGTGAAAATTCTGCGTTGCATGTGTGAAATTCAACGGTGTCTTTCCCCGACTTATCAACCATGTAAATGGTATTTCCCACCCGGTACATTTTTGTACCTCGATCAATCAACAATTTAAAACCCTTGTAGTATGTATCAATGTTGTAATCTTCACCCTTGTAGTTCTTTGCCAGATCGGCGGCAAGGATTTCTTTGATGGTCATTTTCATATCATGCTACCGGTAAAGCTGAGACAAACGAAAGCGTAGCCACAACCGATTGGGTTGATGGCTTAGTGGGAGTGCCAGAGGCGGCAAGATGTTGGATGCTCACAGCAGCATTGGACACAGACCAATAGATTTCAATGTGATCATTCTCTGCCATACTCAAAAAATAGTTCCAACCGACAATTGTGTGTCCATCTGTTCCAGCGTGTCTGTTAGGGATGGATACAAAGCCAGTTGAACCCGGTATATCTACCCCGTTTTGCCGCAACCAGATGTAAACATCCTGAAAGGCGGTGTCGGTGTTTTGGAACTGCGCTGAAAACTGGAGGTTGTATATACCGGCGTTCTCCACCGTAATTTCGGATGAACTGATGCTTACCCCGTTGGCAAAGTCCGTGGTGTTTAGAGTCATCAACGTGGCCGTGTTGGCCGTGGTAGTTTGATCCTGATCGCTGGAAAACGCCCCGTAGGGAAAGTTAACGTACTTACCCCCGGTTGTGTCCAGCAGATTCCCAAAGGTGCTATCAATCTGGTTGAAGTACAAACGCAGGATGTTGCGGAACTGATCCTCATCCGTGCGGATGTATTCAAGCGGGGACGCAGGTAACGCAGGCGCTACAAACTTGCGTAGGAACCGGGTGATGACCGTAGCCATTAGCGTCTGCCGTCCTGGCGAATGTCGATCCGTGGTGATCCAGCCTGCCACTGCACACCCAAGGTTGTTGATCTGTACTCCATGGACACCTGACGGCCCCGCACACGAATGTATACCTGACCAGTGAACGCTTCAATTGGAACCGTTGCCGTGCGAGTGACTGTGGCGTTATCAGACCCGCCCAAGGATGTGGGGTTGTTGTACCCAGAGCCAGAGTTCTGCATGGGTTTGAGATACATGGTGACCTGTGGGTTTGCGGCTGTGGAGCCAACAAACTTCATATCAGGCAGCACCCGCCAGATAAACCCGAACCTGTCCCCGTCCTCTATGTCAAACTCAGACGAGGTGATGAAGGACTCAATGGGCAGAGTCGTTGCTGTTTCAGAGTTATCCACGCCCTGCTCATGGTTGACGATGTTGTAGCTGTATGTAGCGGCCAAGGGGTTATCCCGTAAGCCAGTGTCTAACCACGCTGTACGAGCAAGTGACCCGTAGTACCAGCATCCCTGACCCTGATTCTCTGAGTAGTTGAAGATAACATAGCTGTCGATGGTGTAGTCCAGACTGTCATTGCTGACGTAAAACCACCAGATTTCATTGAAGCCCTCGTTCGTCCCGGCAAACACCTGTTGGAACTGAAGCTTGTTGACGTTGTTAAATACGTATTGGAGCAGGTCGCAATTCAGCGTCTGCGTGCGGCCATCGTATTTGTAGAACTTATCCACGCCCATCCAGTACGCAACACCGTTTGCATAGGCAACTGCGTTTTCAGACACGATTGATATGTTATCTCCCACAAGCTGGGAACCCCACACAACAGGTGGCCCAACGTACTGGAGAGAGTACAGGGAGGAATCTGTCCACACCAATATCTCCTGCCGGGACTGTATAGCGGTGACGATCTCTGAGCCATGGGAGAGAAGCAAGCTACCAGCCTGATTGGTGGCGACTGGAGTCCAGGTTACCGGAGCCTCCTGATCTGACCAGCGAATCAGCATTGGGTTTTGCGTTGCCGTTCCGTAGTCGTTTGTTCCAAAAGCAAACAAAAACCTGCTTGCATCGGACACAAGGATAAAGTTCTGAATGGTGGGTACGTCTGACCCGCCCCCCAAAGCTGTCAGGGCAACGCCTCTAGGGGAGAATGAATGAGTGCCCGACTGTGTTCCGGTGGTGGTTATAGCCGACCCGCCATAGGTGGCGGCAAGGCTGAACTGCGTACCAGACACGTTTACAACGTAATAGACCGTACCCACCAGTAGGCCAGTGGGCAAAGCCCCGGTGGTGGTCAACGTCAAAGCTGTTCCATTTGTGAGGTTTAAACTGGTGGACAGCACGCCAGGGACGGCAATTGTCACAGTGAAGGTAGAGCCAAGAAATCCAATCGAAGCGTCCCAGTAATAGATTGGCCCGGCTCGGGGGCCAAAGATCAAGTCTTCGCCAAAGTTGGACTGACTCCATAGACGCAGGGAGTCAGTGGACGTTGTACCAAACCCCCACGTTCCGGAACCCCACGGGCCTGCGCCCCAGCCTGCCAAAGGAACTGCATATGCAGGGCCAACATTGATCTGATACACGGCATAGACAGTGCCCCCGCCAGTGGCAGTGGATGTCGCCGCAGATGCGGCTTGGATGGTGTAAGTGGTTGCGCCCGTAACAGTGATCTGATATTCGCCTGAGATGGTCAGGCCACCCACTGCCGTTCCACCTGTAAACGTGACGTAATCATTGGTGATGTACCCGCCAGCGGCATCCGTCACAGTGACGGTGGTTGATGCGTTGGTGGTGGCAAACGGGTTGGTCAGCGTGGATAACGATCTGACCGGGGTGATGTCGTAGTAAGCCCCGCCGTTCTCAATATAGAACTTCAGGTTTGTGCCAACCCCCAAAAGGTTGGCAGCGCCCAGCGTTACCCAGGCCCACAGAGAGCGGCAGATACCAACAAATGTGCTGGCAGAAATACGAACCCAGCCGCCAATCTTCTCTGGCGTACCTTGGCGAAAACGAATCTTGTCGCTGTCATACCACCCGTTCTCATTGGTGTACCGTGTGTTTTCTCTGTTTACACCGGGCCTGAGTTGAATTTTTTTGAGTGGCATGATCTACCTTATGACAAGAACATGGCTCGTTCATCAATGCGCCGATTTTGAAGCCCTTTGAGTATTTTCCCACCTCCCAGGCAGTATTTCAATAGCTCATCCGCAGCACCCGCTTTATCGCCCCGAAGAAGCTTTTGACGAAGCGTTGAACGCTGGAGTGTTCCAAGACCGACATTGAAAATAAAGCTAACAAGGCTATCATACATACCTTGTGTAAGGGGAACGGGGCAGAACTGAGCCACTCCACGCTCAAACCTTGCAAGATCGCTTCTGAGAATCCCATCTACTTCTTCCTTTGAAAACGTGCGGCTATCTTCTGGCCGAAGCTGGTAAGCCCCTCTTTGATCCATTGGTAGCTTGCCTTGATCTGGGTAAAGAACATGACCTACTCCTATTGTCCAAAGCTGTGCTGGGCATCGGTATGGCTTGTACCGCACCCCTTCATGGTGACAGATGACCTTGATGGCCCCTGGGCTGAGCTTCATTTGCCAAACGCCCTGCCGCCAAAGTGGAAGGCGATGATCGAGGCGAACAGAGCCTGGGTTTCGTCATCCCACAGTTGGTTTGCCATTTCCGCAAAGCTCACACTGCTGTTGAAGCCGTGCT